TCTGCACAGCACCCCAGCGGTCAAAGGCAATCTCCCGGATATTGAAGCGTTCCCCAAGACTCTCGATGAACTTCTCGATGTAGCCGTAGTGAACGACATTGCCCTCGGTGGTCTGCAAAAAGCCCTGCCGCTCCCACACATCGTATGGCACATGGTCGCGCCGGACGCGCAGTTCCAGGTTGTCCTCAGGTATCCAGAAGTACGGCAGGATGATGTATTTGTCGTTCTCGTCCTCTGGCGGGAACACCAGAACGAATGCCGTAATATCCGTTGTGGAGGATAAGTCCAGGCCTCCGTAGCAGACGCGACCTTCCAGATCGTCTTCGCTGACGGCGAACTCGCATTTGTCCCACTTGTCCATCGGCATCCAGCGAATTGCCTGTTTGACCCACTGGTTGAGTCTCAGCTGTCGGAAGGAGTTCTCCTCGCCGGGGTTCTGCTTTGCCGACTCACAGGCGTCTTTGACCTTGTCGATGCCGACCGTGATGCCGAGGGAGGGATTGGCTTTCTTCCAAACCTTCGGGTCTGTCCAATCGTCCGATTCCTCCGCACCGTAGATAACGGGATAGAAGGTGTGGTCGATTTTCCGCCCCTCGATGATGTCCTTGGCCTTTTGGTGGATCTCATAGCAGATGGACTTCGTATCGTTGCCGGCCGTGGTGATGAGAAAATACAGCGGCTGCATACGGGCATCGCCGGAGCCCTTGGTCATAACATCAAAGAGTTTCCGGTTCGGCTGGGTGTGCAGCTCGTCAAATACCACGCCGTGGGTGTTGAAGCCGTGTTTGTTGCCGACATCGGCGGAGAGCACCTGATAGATACTGCCCGTTGGCTGATAAATGAGCCGTTTCTGGGAATCCAATATCTTGACCCGCTTGGAGAGCGCCGGACACATCCGCACCATATCCGCCGCTACATTGAAAACGATGGATGCTTGCTGACGGTCGGCGGCGCAGCCGTACACCTCGGCGCGTTCCTCTCCATCGCCGCAGGTGAGCAGCAGAGCCACCGCTGCGGCAAGCTCGGACTTGCCCTGCTTTTTCGGGATTTCGATATACGCAGTGTTGAACTGCCGATAGCCGTTTGGTTTGAGGACACCGAAAATGTCCCGGATGATCTGCTCCTGCCAGTCGATAAGCTTAAAGGGCTGTCTCGCCCAGGTGCCCTTGGTGTGGCAGAGGCTTTCAATAAACATGACGGCGTAATCCGCAGCGTCCGTATCATAGTGTGAGGTTTTATCCATAAATCTTGTGGGCTTGTATTTCTTCAGTTTTCTCATGGCGTTCACCCTCAAGGCATAAAAAATAGCCGCCACCACGGATGGTGCGACTTCATGAACAACGAGCAACAGCCCCTCACGGAGCCGTTGCTTTGAAATTTTAATTTTTTATCAGTTTTTGCTGTGGAGCAGGAGTTCCAGCGCAAGCTGTGTGTTTTCATCGGTGGGCTCGATGTCCCAGCCTCTGTCGTAGTTGCAGACGATTTTGCCGTCCCGCTTGAGCATCAGCTTGGAAATGTGCCCACCGTCAATACCCCAGTGGGAACCTGCCTCATACTGCTTCATCCAGTAATGAAAAACCTTGCCGTTAACCTTGATGTTGCTTTCTTTCCACATAATCGTGTACCTCCGTTTGTTTTGTTGTGAGTGTATATTACCGTCATGTCTGGGATATATCCAGTCATTTTGGAG